GCCAATGTGATTTAACAGATGAAAAATGGCAAGAATGTTTGCGCTTCATATCCCACACTAAACTAAATGAATGCATCGAACCATGTATGGAACATTACTTAGCCCTTGAAGAATACGAAAAATGTGCCCTGCTTAAACAAATCCAGGATTTCATCAAAAATACTTGATACACCAATTTTGGTTTCGTATATTAGTTTATAAATATAAATAATAAGTTATGAATTTATCACCTGAAGAAATACTGGGTAATTGGGAGAAAATGGTAGGATATATTGATACCTACATCGAATCACCACGTAAAGAAAAATTATTGGCATTCTATGAAAAGTTTGCTGACCGTATAATGATGATGCCTGCTTCACATAAGGTTGAATATCACAATGCATTCCCTGGTGGGTACGTTGAACATGTTAATCGAGTTATCGCCGCTGCTCTAGAAATTAATTCAGTATGGTCTAAATTTGGAGTAGGTGAAACATATACTGTTGAAGAATTAGTATTCTCAGCTATAAATCATGATTTAGGAAAAATGGGTAGTGAAGAACATGAAGCATACTTACCTCAAACAGATCAATGGCGTAAAGAAAAATTAGGTGAAGATTATTTATTCAATACAGAATTAGAATTTATGACTGTTCCTGATCGTAGTCTATATTTACTTCAGACTCATGGAGTTGAATATACCAAAAATGAAATGTTAGCAATTAAATTACATGATGGTATATATGATGAATCTAATAAACCATATTTATTGGGTTGGCTTCCAGGACAAAAATTACGTTGCTCTTTACCATTAATTGTTCATCAAGCAGATTTCTTAGCTTCTAGAATTGAATTTGAAAGAGAATGGTTTCCTAAATTTAAAAATAACTTGGATAATGGAAAAACAAATGGTACATTACCTAAGAACACCAACGGAAAAAAAATCCCTATCAAAACAAAAGCATTAGGTGATATGAAAAGTGAAGGATTAAAAAAAGCATTTAATACTTTCTTTACCGAGGATAATTAACCTATTAAATTATAAAAACAAATAAAGGTTGTGTTTAATAGCACAACCTTTTTTTATCAACTAAATTTAACAAAACAATGGTAACTACAATTATTATTTTAATTTTTATTATTTTAATATTATTTTTTGTAATTTTTAATCTATTAAGAAAAAACGAAAAATGTGAAGATATTATTAACTCATATGAATCTTATATGACCAATTTATCTAACACAATCAACTTCTCAGATAAAAAACTAAAAGAGATTGATGCTAAAGGTTCATTTGAAGGAGATGATGAAGTAGGTTTTTTCTTTAAACAAGTTAAATATTTACAAGAACAATTAAACAATTTTAAAATTCAATAGAATATATGTCTAAAAATTATTTTACCCTAGATACTGAAAGAGCTATTATACAATATAATTTGAGTATAAATCCTGCTGAAAAAAGTAAGATTTATGATGATAAAATTCATTATGCTTTTTTTAAACTTACTCAAAATATAATTCATACTTTTAAATTTTACTATACAGAAGTTGAAAATATTGAAGATTTACAACATGAAATTATAATATTTCTCCTAACCAAAATTCATTTGTACCATCATAGTAGAAGTATTCAGGATAGATTAAATAAAATAATAAATAAAGAATTCAAAGAATCATATGATTTAGATTTTACTCATTTTACTAATGATTCCCCTATCATAACTCAGGATCAAATTAACCAATTTATTTCAACACTTGAAGTATCTGAAAAATGTATGGAGAAGTTAAAAAAATTAACACCACCTAAAGCATATTCATATTTTGGTACTATTGTTAAACGTTGGCTTATATTATATAATCAAACTAACTATAAAAAACGAATCAATTCTACTCCAGTCTCCACAATTGAAGAAGATAATATATATTCGTATAATATAGAAGAAAATAATTCTCCTAGTGATAAATTAAATAATAATGATAAAATCTCTTTATTTATTGATTTATATGTTGATTATTGTACAAATAATATATACACTATTTTCCCAAAAGAAATTGATTCTAAAATAGCAGATGCGATATTAGAATTATTTAGAAAAAGAGATAATTTAATTATATTTAATAAAAAAGCATTATATATCTATATACGAGAAATGATTGATGCTAAAACACCAAAAATTACCAAAATAGCGGAGGAATTATATGATATATATAAAAAAGGTTATATTTTTTATTTAGAAAATGGTTATATAAAGTTTCAATAAAATGTATATTTATAATAAATAAAATATTTATAAATTATGAGCAGTTTAGAATCTGAAATATTTGGTGGTAAAAAACTTAAAGATTTATTCCAAGAAATTTATTCCAATCAAAAAAAGAAAGAAAAACAAATCTCAATTTTAATTGATGAATTAAAACCAATGATAGAAAATATTGGTGATGCTACTCTTATAGTTCCACTAATTAAAGAATATTTAGAAATTGGAGTTAAAAATGATGAACAATTAATTAAAATGGCTACTATTATACAACGTTGTCTTTTAAATGTAGCATCATCAAATAATGGGGATGGAAGCCTAATTTCAGAAGCTGAAAAAGCTCAATTATTAAAAGATATAAATAAATTAAATAATAAAGAAGAAAATTAATGAGATATGGTTTTTCAGGATTAAATCATAATTTAAATTCAAATAAAAATAACAATTTTGAATTAGGAAATAATAATCCTCTCACCATCATATCAATCAGAGTTATCAGTATAATTTTAGATAAATCTCATCCTAGATTTGAAGAATTAGGAGGATGGAATTCATTAGGAGCAATTGAATATGAATTAGTTACTAATCCAAATCCAAATTCTAAACTATATCCAGTTGCATATCCTATTAATCCTAATATAAAAACTTATCCATTAGTTAATGAAATAGTATATTTATTATCATTACCTAATACAGAAATAGGTAAAACTAATACTTCTAATAGACAATATTATATTAATATAATAAGTTTATGGAATCATCCTCATCATAATGGATATCCATCAAACCCCTCATCTTTACCTCCTTCACAACAAAAAGATTATGCTCAAACCCAAGGAGGAAACGTAAGAAGAGTAACAGACCAATCTACAGAAATATTTTTAGGTAAAACTTTTAAAGAACGCTCAAATATTCATCCGTTATTACCATTTGAAGGTGATTTTATCTTAGAAGGTAGATGGGGTAATTCAATTCGTTTAGGAAGTACTGTTAATAATTTAAACAATTGGTCATCTTCAGGAAATAATGGAGATCCAATTTTTATAATAAGAAATGGTCAAGGAATTAGATCTAATGAAGGGTGGGTTCCTATTACTGAAGATATAAATAAAGATGATTCATCTATATATTTAACTAGTACTCAAAAAATCCCTATTAAATCTAATAGTATAAATGATAAATTTGATTTTACCAGTTATAATTTATCAACGCCTCCACAATCCCCAAATGAATATGCTGGAAAGCAAATAATTCTCAATTCAGGAAGATTACTATTAAATTCTAATTATGATCATATATTACTCAATTCGGCAAAATCTATCAATTTAAATTCTCAAGAATCAGTTAATATAGATACTAAAAAATTCATAATCCAATCAGATAAAACATATTTAGGTAATGAAGAATTAGCCAAAGAACCGTTATTATTAGGTAATTCTACAGTTGATTTATTAAATAATTTAGTTTCTTCCTTAGAAAATTTAGCAACTGCATTACAATCAACACAAACTCCTCCTGCAGTTCCCTATCAACAATTATCATTAAACTTAACAATTCCAGCATCACAACTTAAAACAAGTTTAAAAGCTATAAAAGAACAATTGAAAAATATAACTTCAAAAAATAATTTTACTGTATAATGGCTAATTTATCTACATTTTCTTTTGAAGAGTATTATGATACTTTAAATAAATTATCTAATATAGATGCATTTAATATAAAACCTAATACCCCTGAATCATTTATAAGTGATAATATAAGATTATTTATTGCTCCTACTTTAAGAGCATATATATCTATTTTTAGAGAAAAATTATATGAAAAATATAAATTACCTGAAGATTTCCCAACTACTAATCTAACAACCCAATTTTTATCATTAGATGAAGAAAAAAAGATTTTAGGAATAGAAGAATTTAATAATTGGAAACAATATTGGAACGCATATCAGGATTATAGAAAAAAGACCCCACAACTACCTCCAAGAGGTACTGTAGGTACGGAAGAATTAATAGATGCTTTGGTTTTTGGAAGAAGAAATGCTAATTTATTTGGAGCATATCAAGTAAATTCTCCTGAAGTATCTAAAACAGCTACTAAAACAAATCAAGAAATAAAAGATACTCAACAAAAAAATTTAACTCAAAGTAAAATTACCTCAATCAAATCATCAGTAAGTAAAATTTAATAAATGGTAGGAAAAGATAAAATACCTGTTTTATTAGTCAATAAATCGCAAGAATTGATTGATCAATTAATCCCTACTATTATTCAAATAGCATCTCAAGTAGGTATTGAAAATATAGGTCAAGCAAATGAAAAATTACCTAATACATGTCTTTCTAAAGATGAATTAGAAAAAATTTTAATTATAAGAAATAATTTATTAACTAAATTAAATAATACCTCTAAATTAATAGAAACTTTAAGTAAACCCTTAGATGTACTAAATACTACAGTAAAGGTAACTTCAACTCTACTTACAACTACTAGTATAGCCAGAAAAGCTTCTAATATAGCTATAGCTGCTGTCCCATCACCTCCAGGTACTCCAGGTGCAATAATTTCTACTCTAAATGTTTTAAAAGATTTAGAAGAATTTATTACTCCTAAAATTCAATTAGCTAAAAATAGTGTTACTTCTATTTCTAATATATTAGATTATGTTAATTCAATTTTGTCTAAATTAATAATTCTATTAAAATCTATAGATAAATATCTATTAGGGTGTAATGTATCTGGGTTAGTAACTTTAAATGAATATTTAACTAAAGTTGATGAAAATTATAACCAAATCAAATCAGAACCAACAAATAAAGAAATATATCAAGGATTTATTTTAGAAGTTGTAGAAGAACCATTTTCACCAACAGTAAGTAAAAGAAAAGCTGTTGCAAAAAATTCACAAGGTATTATTTTATTATCAACTCCTTCATCCTTTACAACTATCCCACAAATTTTATTAACAGAACTTAAATTAATAATTGATAAAAATAATTTAAAAGCCAATTAATTTAATATTTATAACAAATGAAACAACAAGAACTTAAACAACTAATTGAAGAATCAGTAAGAAAAGTATTTAATGAAGAATTAAAAAATATCTTATTAGAAGCAGTTAAAGGAAATAAACAATCTATAACTGAATCTAATGATAGTAGAACAATTAATTTTTCAACAAATTCAATCCCACATAATCCAAATGTTAAACCTATTGATAAAAAACAGGCTTATATGGATATATTAAATGAAACAGCAGAAGGTCCAAAATCTCCTTATGAGCAAGAATTTAAAATAAATGGACCAATAAATACTATGTCTGAAGGAAGTTCACTTCCTGAAGGTCAATTAAGTTTAGATAATATAATGAATTTAATTAATAAATAATGGCATTTGGATCAAAGAAAATATTTCCAATAGATCAAAAACCAGGAACTGCGGTTGGAATTTCTATTCCATTTAATGCTCCTAATGTATTTTTTTCCACATATACTACTAAAGATGCCATAAAAAATAATTTATTAAATTTTTTTCTAACTAATAATAAAGAAAGATATTTAAATAATAAATTTGGTGCTAATTTAAGAGCCTTTATATTTGAACAAATTTCTTCAAATAATATTGATTTTTTACAAGAAACTATTCAATCATTAATAGGTCAATATTTTAATAATATAAAAATAGAAACCCTTAATATAAATGAATACCCAGATTCAAATGAAATAAATGTTATATTAGTTTATAGCATAATAAACACAGGAATTACAGATCAAATAGAAATAACATTTACATAATAATGGCTACTAATAAAAATATAAAATATATAAACAAAGATTTCTCAGAATTTAGAGCTAATCTTATAGATTATACAAAAACATATTTTCCTACTACATTTAATGATTTTAGTCCTGCATCACCAGGTATGATGTTTATGGAAATGGCTTCATATGTTGGAGATGTTTTATCTTTTTATTTAGATAATCAAGTTCAAGAAAATTATCTTCAATTTGCTCGTCAATCTAATAATTTATTTGAATTAGCTTATATGTTTGGTTATAAACCAAATGTAACAGGAGTAGCATTAACTAATATTGATTTTTACCAAAAACTTCCAGCTAAATTATCTGGTTCAACTTACATTCCAGATTTTGATTATTCATTATTCATAAATGGAAATTCTACAGTAACTACTACTAATGGTATTTCTTTTCTTATTTCAGATCCAGTTGATTTTTCAGTATCTAGTTCATCTGATTATACTGATGTTTCTATATATGAAATTTCAGGTGGTAACCCAACATATTTTTTACTTAAAAAAACAAGAAAAGCAATATCATCTACTATAAATTCAAAAACATTTACTTTTGGTAATCCTACAAAATATGCAACTGTTGAAATTAATGCTTCAGATATGGTAGGAATATTAGATTGTTTTGATAGTGATGGAAATCAATGGTATGAAGTAGATTATTTAGGTCAAGAAATGGTCTATGATTCTATAAAAAATACTAATACTAATGATCCTACTTTATCTTCATATAATAGTGATTCTCCTTATTTGTTAAAACTTAAAAAAATACAAAGAAGATTTGTAACTAGATTTAAAAACTCATCAACTTTACAAATTCAATTTGGAGCAGGCACAACAAATGACTCAGATGAAGTTATAGTACCTAACCCAGATAATGTAGGTATAGGATTACCTTTTGAAAAGACAAAATTAACAACAGCCTATTCCCCATCTAATTTTTTATTTACTAAAACATATGGGATAGCTCCATCCAATACTACATTAACTATAAGATATTTAACAGGAGGAGGAGTTACA